TCTGCCTGGGATGACAAAACGCTATGAAGAACTTGCTGGAAAAGTTGATCTTAATGCTGAAGAACAAAAGGAACTGAACTCATTGATCGAGCGTATATCCAGTATTGTTCCTTCTGCCATTTCTGAATGGAATCAATATGGGGATGTTATTTCTATTAATACACAGAAAGTATATGATTATATAGATGCTGAGAAAGCCCGTCTGAATTTTATTCATAAAGAAGAAATAAAGAATCTGCAATCTCAGAGGGAAAAAGCGCAGGCAGAAATGGATTCACTGATAATTCAAAATGAAAAAGGGACAGTTTGGGCCGGTGGAACAGGATATGGGAATACTCAAGATCAAGGTATGCGCGAGATGACTGATGCGGAAATAAATGCTAATGCGGCAAGAATTGAAGCACTCAAGACGGATCTAGCCGGTATCAATGCGCAACTCGACATGATATCTGGAGACGGTATAGAGAAAATTGTCAAAGATAAGATTAAGTCACAGGAAGATTTAACAGCTGCTCAAGCTAGATTCAATAGCATGAATAAATCCATGCTATCAGCATGGCTAAAGGATGAGAAGAACGCATCTGACCAATACAAGGAAATAGCTCAAGAGATTTATAATAAGCGTTTCCCGTCGACTAATGCAGAGAAAGATAAATCAGACCCGAATGCTGTTGCACTCAAGAATCAAGAATCTGATCATGAAGCGGAAATAAATGAGATTCGTTTAGTCGGTCGTGAAAAGCAACAAGCGGAAGAAGAAATCAATTTGGCTATTCTTAAGTCTGATCAGGACTATTATAATAAGCGGATCAAACTGCTTGAGCAGTTCAAAAGTAGTGCTACGAAGTCTGCAAAAAAATCTGAATATCAAAAGCAAATAGTAGATGCGAAATCCAAGTTGATCGATACGGAAGTCTCAATGGAGAAACAGAAGGTCGTTGCTGTTGAGAAACTGCGTCAGGAAGATTTAAGTAGAGAACAGGAGGTAACCAAGTCTCAACAAATCTTCTTGACCGGTGAACTGGCGAATAAGCGTATTACTCAGGAACAGTATGATATGATGATACTTTCTTTGAATACAGCCAGTGCGGAGACTCGGCTGGCTATTGAAGAACGATATCTGAATGACATTAATGATCTTGAACTGAAGAATGGCAAGTTGAAAGCCGATGCCGTAAAAAAGGCAAATGATGCTGTACTTAGTGCTGATCAGGAAGCGGCGAATGCACGTGCGGCTATTCAGACTAAAATGAATGATCTGACTAAGGATTTTAAGAGTCAGTTTAAACTCACTACAGTCGGAGAAGATTTGCAGGCACAAATGAAAGTGCTGGATGCGACTTATCAGGCACGGAAGGCACTTGCTGAAAAAGAGAATGTTGATACCAAGGAACTTGATGCTGCTTACCTGAAAGCAAAAGAACAGTTAGTTCAGGATAGTGAGAACCGTATTAATCAGATTCGGAATCAGTATGGGCTTTTAAATCAAAAGCAACAGTATGATATGCAGCTTCAGCAACTGCAAGAATATCTGGACAATGAGACTCTAACTCATGAGGAACATGAACAGGCTGTTCAAAATCTGAAACGTGATTCATTTAAAAAGCAGTTTGACTATTATTCAGATTTGTTTGCCGGTGCTGTTCAGGCATTGCAACAAGCTGAAATGGATAACGTAGATGCTCAATATGATGCGGAGATTGAAGCGGCACAGGGCAATACAGAGGAAGTTGAACGCTTGGAGAAGGAGAAGGCTCAAAAGAAACTGGATATTCAGAAGAAATATGCAGATGTCAACTTCGCTATCAAAACTTCACAAATCATCGCTGATACTGCCGTATCTATAATGAAGGCTTTCGCCGATCTTGGTCCGATTGCCGGAGCTGTAGCTGCTGCGCTTATGGGAGTCACGGGTATTGCTCAGATTGCTTCAGCTAATGCTGAACGCCAAAAGGTTAAGAATATGACTCTCTCTGGTGGGAGTGGTTCATCGAAAGGTTCCGGGCAACGTGTGGCAACGGGACGTGAAGATGGCGGTAAGATTGATGTACGTCGTGCTCAGGATGGAAAGCTGTTTGCCGATGCTGACTATGATCCGGATGCGCGTGGATTCATAGACAAGCCGACAGTAATCGTGGGAGAAGGACCGGCTGGGCAGTCAAAGGAGTGGGTGGCCAGTAATGCCGCCGTAGACAATCCGACTGTTGCCCCTATTCTTGATATGATTGATAAGTCGCAGCAAGCCGGAACCATTCGAACTTTAGATCTTAATCAGGTCATTCGTTCAAGAATGGCAGGTTTTGCTTCAGGAGGAAGTATTTCTCAACCGGATCCATCGCCCGGTCCTAAAAATGATGGAAGTGGTGCGGTATTGCCACCGCAGCTCATGGAAAAGTTTGCTCAAGCTATTATTAATCTTGATGAGAAGGGAGTTAATGCGTCTGTTGCTCTAAGTGACTTTGAAAAGAAACAGACACTCCGTGATCGCAGTCGTTTAATCGGATCAAAAGGATAAAGTATGAAAATCACGAATGCTAAAACGGGAATAGCTTACCAGCTTACTCCCGGCACACAGCTTGAGGTTGAACGTCCTAACTTGTTTTTCAATGAATGGGGAGAACAGACATTGCCGGTTGATATACCTGATTCGGACTGGAATCAGAAAGCGTTGGGCTATCCGGACATAACAGGGATGCGGAAGCTGCCATCTGATATTCAGGCTACCATCTCATCGGGTGAATATTTCTCGGCATGCAGACAGGCTATCTTGACTGTTAAGCGTAAGAGTACAATTTCTACATCATTTTATCTGAACGAGGGGTCATTCCTGTCTCAGATATCTAAAGCATCGTTACGGGACGTTTTTGCAGATGAAACAATTCCGGGAGTAAAGACGGTACAGCAAGGGATTGATTTTTGCCGATCACTATTAACGAACGAACATCCTCAGTTTTCAATATTCCCGGTATTTGTCGATTTTGATAATGCACGGCGCTATATAAACCGACTTGAATTTATGGATAGTGAAGGCTATATCAAAGGGACTAAAACAGGGACTCTTGACTTTTATAATGTGTTTCCACGTGTCGAGGAGGTGGATGATGTTAAAATCAAATTGGATCCGGGGTATTATATGAGTCCGTTTATTCGTGCACCTTACCTTTTGAGGAGAATATTTTCTTTCTTCGGTTATACTTTGCTGGAGAACTTCTTCGATGTGACCGAACCATTTAAGTCGATGGTGTTTGTCAACAATACCATCGACTCTCTTGTAAATGGCACTATATTGCTTTCGCACTTGGTCCCGGATTGCAAATGCAATACTATCCTGAATGTATTTAGAAAGAAATTCTTATGTGAATTTATTCCGGACGAAGTGACGAGGACTGTGGCAATAGAGCTTTTTAATGATGTATCTAGAATGAAAGCTGAGACGGATCTGACCGATTGCTTAACTTCCGGACTTGAGTTTAATGTGCCGGAATATCAAAAAGTAAATCTTTCCTCAGAAAGCGTTATTTCAGATGAGGGAGATACTTATGATTCCACTTCAGATCTGAAAGCTAAATATCCTAATGCCTGCTTATATCCACTTACAGCAGAATATTACCGCATAGGATTTACAGATGATTCTACTGTAAAACAATGTATATGCTCTGCCAATATTCCTTATTTAGATGGAGATAATTCATTGAAGGAGAAGAAAATTACTTGTCCTGACGCCATGTTC